AAGTAAAGTTAAAAAGAAAAAAGAAAAAGACGCCATAGAAAAAGCTAAAAAGAAACTAGCCGCCGACGTTAAAAAGAAAATAAAACCCACTAAAAAAGTTAAACTACCTAATTTTTCAGTAGGTACGTTGGAGTAAAACCATGCCAGAAACAGCGGGAGCAATTATTCGTGACGCTTTAACTGAACTTACGGTACAAGCGCAAGAACAGACTCTACCAGCAGTTGATTTAAACACTGGCATACGGTATTTAAACAGGATGATGGCGGCATATGACGCTGTGGGTGTAAAATTAGGCTATACTAAAGTTAATTCACCTAATGACGTTGTAACAGTTCCAGAAGGTGTTAATGAGGGTATGGTGTTTAATTTAGCTATGCGACTTGCAAGCGGTTATGACATCCCTGTTAGCCAATCTTTAGTTAAGTCAGCTAATGAATCCTTAAAAACAATGGAAATAATAGGCGTTAAAATTGGAAACTCCAATTTTGGCGGTACTTTACCAATAGGCAGCGGAAACGAAGGGTCAAGCGGTAGCTATTTAAGAAACCCGTTTTATCCAGACTGTTGCGAAGATATTAATGAGTGCTAAAAATGGGCTGTAAAACTATACCTGAACAACTAGCGGTAGCTTTAGGAAAAAGCACCGTAAATAACTCGGATACTTTCCCCGTTGTTACAAATGACACGCTTTATAGGGTGACTATTTGTGATTTATCTACTTCTTTAGGGCTTACTGGCGCTATAACAGGTTTAAACGCTGGCGGAGCAACTCCGGTACTTACAGGTGTATCACCAAATTACAGTATTAGGGGTGTAGTAGGGGAGCAAGGTATCAGTACCAGCGTAAACCCCAGCGGTTCTATAACTCTATCAGGCCAGTTTAATAATGCCGGTAATACAAATGATGGCGCGGAGATTATTAAAAACCGTACAGCCGCAGTTATTGAGTTTAGACGTCTTTTTGCAGGACGAGGAATATCCATAACTCAAGAATCCGATAAAATTATAATTGATAACTCAGAAGTTTCTTTAGCTAACAATACAAGAATAATCAGCACGCTGTCAGATTTCCCAACCCCCGTAACTGGCGTTATAACGCTGCAAGACAATATCAATTATTTTTTAACCGCCAACATTTCAACAAGCAACAGGTTTGTGCTTGGCACTAACACTGTTGTAAGTGCAGCCGATAGTTTTAATACTACATTAACGTACGCTGGAACGGGTGACATGTTCACGTTTTCCAACGGTCTTGCGGGCGTTAAAGAAATTGGAATTAATTGCGCAAACGGTACTTTTTTAAATACTGCCGCAGTAGCAACGGGTAATTTATTGCTAAGATGGATTTTGTTGTATCAAGTCAAAAATTTAGGTAGCTTAAACTCTCCTGCAACTGGCATTTATAATGTTTTTATCCAGTCACACACAGGCCAAGGGTTTACAGTTGGTGCAGTAACCAATAGACGTTTAAATATAGATTCATTTACTGTGCAATCCACAACAAATGCAACATCAATTTTTGCTGACTTAGGGACTGCAACTTTTACATCTTTAAACATTGCAAACGTTAACATTGCAAGCAGCGTGGCAGGCCAAAAGTTTTTAAAGGGTGCGGCATCTGGCGCTAATTTAGTAGCGGGTGTAATTGGGTTTATTTCTCACAATACAATTATTGGCGGCATGATTGGTTTAGACACTGTAACTGTAAATGATGCAGGTTGGGACTTTCAAAACAACAATAAAATATCTGACACAAGACCAGTTGCGCTGACTTATCTAAGTTCTTCGGCAACTACAGCAATATCAACTGTAAACACTCCGGTCGTCGTTAACGGGTCTTTTACGGCTGTTGAAGCATCTTTGTTCACTACAAATGTAAACGGTAGGATTACGTACAATGGTGTCAGACAACACAATTCAGATATAGCAGCATCAATAACATTTAAAAGTGCTTCAGGCACACATGATTTTACATTTTATACTGCTAAAAACGGTGTGGTTATTTCAGGGTCAGGAGTTATGCAAGAAGTCACCGCAACAACAACTGCAAACGTGTCTTTGATTTGGGATTTACCATTAAATACAAATGATTACGTTGAAATTTGGGTTGAAAATAATGATAATTCTAATAATGCTACGATTGAAAATATAGTTTATAGGATCAAATAAATGGCTAACGTTACGATTGACGTGGGGAACGGATACTACGAATCAGATTCATTGCCGTTTGCTAATCAACGATGTGTCAATCTTTACCCTAACTACCCGCAAGCTCCTGCGTTATCAAGCACTAGTTTATTTGAAGTGCAAGGTATTGAAGAAGTGTTAACGACTAGTCGTAATGCAGCAGATTCAAATCGAGGGTCGTGGGTATTTAATGCGGTTCCTTTTTTTGTTAATGGAGATTTTCTATATCGTTTAGACCGCTCAGTAGGTTTTGGTGGCGCAGTTAGCTATAAAATAGTAACTTTAGGGGAAATAGAAGGTACGGGCGCGGTTTCTATGTCCGATAACGGGCGTCAATTAATAATTATAGACAGCGAAGGTAATGGACATATATACCAACCTACCGCAAATCCTCAATTACAAAGTATTACTGACGCAGGGTTTCAAGCTAACGGTATTCCTAAACGTGTCGTATTTATAGATTCATATTTTGTAGTTACTACAAACCAGAAAAAAGATATTATTTCCGCTCCTAACGACGGCACTGATTGGAACGCGCTTGATTTTATAAGCGCCGAAGCTGACCCTGACGAAATAGTAGCGCCATTTGTATTTAAAAATCAACTATATTTATTAGGTGCCGAAACTACAGAAACCTACCGTAATATAGGTGGAGCGGGCGTTCCTTTCCAGCGTATAAACGGGTTTGTTTTATCTCAGGGTTGTATAGCTCCAAATTCTGTACAGTCAATAGGTAATAAAGTTTTATGGGTTGGCAATGGGGCTAATGAACAGCCTGTAATATGGTTGTTTAATGGTTCAGAACCCCAAAAAATAAGCTCCACAGCTATAGATACTAAAATACATGAGTTATCGGAAGAAGAAGTTTCTAATATATATAGTTGGTCATATTCTTTACGGGGGCATGAATTTATAGCTTTTACAGCTAGTAATTGGACTTTTATATTTGATACGGCTACAACTAAATGGCATGAAAGGGAAAGTGAAACTAGGGATACTAGAGGATTTAGAATAACAAAACCATGCCGTATTCGTACAGTCGTAAGTGCGTATAATGAATTGCTTGTAGGTGATTCTGAAGATGGGCGGATAGGTTTAATAAAAGCAGGCGTTTACAAAGAATATGACGAGCCGTTAATTAGCTTTTTTACTACGTCGCCACTGTATGATATGGGGAATAGCTTTAGCCTACCTAGCATAGAAGTTTTATGCGATTCTGGAGTTGGAAATTCTGATGCGCCTAACCCTGAAATTAGATTAGAAGTTAGTAGGGACGGGGCGGTATTTGAAAACCCTAGAACGCGCTATCTAGGTGCTGTAGGCGATAGAAAAATACGCCAGATATGGTATAAAAACGGGCGTGTAAGCAGGTATTGCATATTTAAAGTTACAGTTAGCGACTTTGTAAAAAGACGTTTTTTTGGCATGGAACTTACGTATAAACGGGGGCTTGGTAGTGGGCAAGGTTAGCGGTTTACCAAAGACACGTATTTTTTTTGATGATTACGGGCTTTTAAATACTGAAGGGCGTGTAGCACAAGAAGAAATAGAAGCTAGAATCCCAATTACCGGAGATGGAACTCCAGAAGCTATAATAGAAGCTGAAGCTGGCGCTACATATTATGATTTATCCGCCGGCACAGGCGCTATAATATACATAAAAACGGCGCAAGCCGTAAACGGTGATAGGACAAAAGGATGGATATTAGCGTAGAACGTATTTTTGATAAAGAAACTATAACAAAGTGCATAATACCATTATTTGATGATATCGTTGAAGATGGTACAGGCATAAACGCTTTAGACGGTTATGTTGACGTGTTAAAAGATTTGTGGGTTTCTATACACGCAGGGGTTGAGTTAGTAGGTGTTGTACAATTTAAACCCTACAACAGAACTATGTTAGAAATTCACCCGTTTATACAAAAGCCATTTAGAAAATATAGTGAAAAAGCTGGAAAAGCGTCTTTAAAGTATGCTAGCACTCACGCGCCTAAAATGTATAATAGCATCATAACTAACATACCGGCGTCTAAACGCTACGCTTCCTTATTTGCACGTAAAATAGGGTTTAAAGAAATAGGCCGTTATAAAAACGGGTTGTTTAAAGATGAGGCGCACTGCGACATGGTGTTGTTTCAACGAGGTATATTCTAATGAGTGCAATAACAGACGCAGTTTTTGGGGGTAGCGCAAAAGACGCTTCTAAAGCGCAAATAGCAGCAACCGAAAAAGGTATGGTAGAGTATAAAAAAGGTATTGCGGACGCAAAAACCGACATTAATAAATACTCTGGACAAGCTACTGATTCTCGATTACAGCGGACGCAACAAGCTTTTGATGTTATGGGGCAGGGGTTTACCCCCGCTTTAGATACTATGAATCAAGGCAGTATGCAAGCCCAGCAAACTTTATCTGGGGCAGCGCCACAAATGCAAAATGCTATTCTCGGTAACGCTGTAGACTACAGTAGTTTACAGCCACAAGGGATAAACTTTGACGCACAATCGTTTTTAGGTGGTATGCCTAGCGTGTACGACCCAAACGCAAA